TTAGCTGATTTTTGCCAGTTTTGTGCTTGATTTGCCAGCAAATTTGCCAGCCTCGCCCGCGAACTTTTCGACGGCGCGAGACCCGGCCTCGGCATCCGCTGACGGCATCCACCGGCCGTAGACGCGGGCGATCATCGTCCAATCGGCATGTCCCATCTGCTTGGCAACCCACATCGGGTGTTCGCCAGCGGAGAGCATCATCGACGCATAGGTGTGCCGAGTCTGGTAGGGGTTGCGATAGCGCACACCGGCCCGCTTTAGAGCGGCCTGCCAGATGCGCCAGATCTGATGTGAGCCGGTGAACTGTTCGCCGGCGCGGGTTTTGAAGATCGGCCCATCGTCTTCCGTCAGGAAAGTCAACGGCTTTTGCGCCTTCAGTGCCTCGGCCGCTGGACTGAGCAGTCGAATGTCGCGCCGGCCGGCGGCTGTCTTCGGAAACTCGGCGACGCCCTTTGCCTCGCGCGTGTGATTGCGTCCATTCATGTGTTCCAGATGCGCAGTGACAAGGGCGTGGTGATCGGTTGCGGTGACGGTGTGCAGCGGCTCCGGCAGTACGTGGCCGACAACGCCAGTGAAGTGCTTGGCCATGAAAGCAGCCACAAGCGCGTGCTTGGCGCCGCCGGCTACTACGGTCCCGAGCGGCTTGTCCAAGCCGGGTGCGCGCGGAGCCTGACCAGGGCGTTCGCCGTAGCCGGTCTGCACCAGCGTCGCGGAAGCTAGCGCGAAGTGACCACCTTTGACCTCGGCGCATTGTGTGCGCAGCGGATCGTCGGCTCGGAAGCTGCGCTGGTTGGATGCGTTGGCGCACTCGGTCAGGATCGGCGCCACCAGGCCATAGCCATGCTTGCCGGTGATGGTCTGGATGGGCTCGTCCAGCCGTTGGCCGCGGAAGTCGTCGCCGCCATGGTTCACCTTCACGATGAACGGATCAGCCGAGTTGATGACGTAGCGGCGCAGGCCACGTGCGATACGGCGCTGCGTGGCTTCAGCCAGCGGCCGCTCGCGCTCGAAAATCGACGGGGGCTTGATCGACCAGTCGATGCACTCGGCGGCCGTGCGCCACGGCTTCAGGCTCTTCGCCTTCACTGCGGCGCTGTCCGGTGCGCCGTGGGTCGGCTCGGGCCACACGACGGGCTGGCCGTCGCAGCGCGCGATCAGGAACAGGCGTTTGCGGATGGTTGGCGCGCCGAAATCGCATGCTCGCAGTTCGCGCCATTCGACGGCGTAGCCTTTCTCTCGCAGCTGGCGGACGAACGAGCGGAAGGTGTCACCGCGGCGGCGCGGGCAGGGATTGCCATCGGCCAGCAGCGGCCCCCAGGTTTGGAACTCCTCCACGTTCTCGAGGATGATGACGCGCGGTCGCGCCAGCGCTGCCCAGCGCAGTGCCACCCAGGCTAGACCTCGGATCCGCTTGTCGCGCGGCTTGCCGCCCTTGGCCTTGCTGAAGTGTTTGCAATCCGGCGAGAACCAAGCCAGGCCGACCGGCCGCCCGCGTGTGACCGCGAGCGGGTTCACATCCCACACCGATTCGCAGTGATGGTCGGTCTGCGGGTGGTTCATTGCGTGCATCGCCACTGCCTCGGGGTCGTGGTTGATGGCGATGTCGACGTGCCGGCCGAGGGCGAGCTCAATGCCGCAGCTGGCGCCACCACCGCCGGCGAAGTTGTCGACGATCAGCTCGGGGGCGATGTCGAGCAGGAACTGGTCTCGAATCATTCCTTGTCTCCCTCCCTGCGGCGCCAGATGGTCGTCTCCAGCACGCCGCTGCGCTCCAATCGATCGATGAGCAGGCCGACCGGGATCATGACGCCGCCAACAGCGGCCAGGGCGGCCCAGCCCAGGTCTGACACGCTGATCCGCGACTGCGCGCGGGCACGGCGCCACACGACGGTGACGAACCCGACAAGCCACCACAGGGCCGCTGCGATGGCATAGATTTCGTACTCGCTCAGCATTGGGCGCCTCCCAGCTCGACCCAACGGCGAATGAACATCGCCTGCGCGCGCTCGGGGTGCACGGTGTTCACGCGGCGCGCGAGCGGCTCGATGCCATCCAGCACTGTCCAGGGCGTGGGGTCGTTGGGCATCAGGTCGCGACGCTCGGTAGCGAGCAGCACCAGGTCGGCGGTCGCGACCGCATCGCTCAGCTTGGCGGGCAGGCCGAAGCGCGCACGGATCACGCCGTCGACGCGGGCCTCGACTGCGCGGTAGTCGGGCAGCAGGGCCTTGAGCGGGCGGGGGATGTCTTTGCAGTACGCCTCGTGCGCATCGTGCAGCAGCGCCTCGAGCGCGTGTTCGCGCGGCACGATCTGGCTGGCGAGCACGCTGTGCTGTGCCACGCTGTAGAAGCGGCGTGCGTGGCCGCCGTAGCGGCATTCGTGGGAGAGCGCCTGGGCGATGTCTAGGATGTCGATCTGCTCGGGCTTCGGGTCGGCGTAGTCGAAGTGCTTGCCGGTTGCGGTGAGGATCCAGGTCATGCGTGCCTCGTGGGTAGGAGTTCGCCGGCGGCGGCAGCGCCGCGTTGCGTGGCGAGGGCGTAGACGGTCTGGGTGGCATGCAGCTGCTGGCGGCGCGTGGTCGCCTCCTGCATGTCGTCGGTGAGGGTGAGGGCGGCGCCGATCGCGCGGAACTCGTCGCCGGTGCAGCCGAAGCGGCCGACGCGCCGGAAGCGCTTGCCGACCTCGGCGACAGCCACGACGCCGCGCGCCATCGCGTCGAGCACATCGCCAACGTGGGCGAAATACTGCTGGGCCAGCACCTGGCCGACATTGATGCGGAAGGCCAGGGTGTGCCAGCTTTCTTCGGTGGCCGTGCCGTCGCGCAGTTTCTCGAGTTCGACGTGCGGCACCAGCTGCAGCTGCACCTCGGCGCCGCGGCTGAAGCGGATAACCGACGGCAGGGCGCCCGTTTCGCGCGCGGGCCGGCCGCGATGGTGGCGGCGCCTGCTCACGATTCCACCTCGCCCAGCGCCGTCGTTACTTCGCTGACGTAGCCGTCCAGCTGCCCCAACAGATCTGCCGGGCGGCCGTTGTTGAACATCTCGATGTCGCCGTGGGCGAAGTCGATGCCGTGCTCACTGCTGTGCTCGGCCACGCGGCGCGCGGCGGCCCGGTGCAGGTGGATGATGACGCCGCCGGCGCGGCGGATCATGTCGGCCTCGTTCTCCATGCGGACGTCCGACACGACAACGCTGTGGCCTGCGAAGAGCTCGGCGCGGATGCGCCCCTCGGCCAGCGTCACCCACACGTCGGGCGAGACCAGCGTGCGGCCCCACTCCGTGCCCATCGACTGCATGAGCTGGCGGGGGGACTTGCCGATCAGCGGCAGCAGTTCCTCTTTGCGGCCGGGCTCGAAGTCTTTGGCGGTCAGGCCGAAGCCCGCCTGCAGCATGGCGCGCAACGGGTCTGCGAATGCGATCTGGCGGAAGCCGTGGGCGGCGCGCAGGTGTGCGGCGGCGGTGTCTTTGCCGACCTGGGCGCGGCCGGTGAATCCGATCAACATGGGCTGTCCTCGATGGGCAGCCCGCGCGCCCGGCGGCGCGCGGGCGTGGTGGTTACTGGGCGAAGGGCTCGCCGAAGAAGAAGGGCGTGCCGGTCTTCTCGCGGATCGTGGCGATCAGCGTGGTGGTGGCGGCCTCCAGCGTCTTGTCCTGGCGGATGAGCTCGTACCAGAAGCTGACCTTACCGTCCCGCGCGCGGTAGCGCAGCCGGGCGTCGATGCGGTAGGCGTCGCCGTTCCAGAACACCGAGATGCCGACCGCGAAGCGCTCGAACAGCTGCATCTTCGCCAGGGTCTGGTCGTCGTCGTCCTGCACGAACGACATCTGCACGCCGCCATTCGACAGGCGGATGGCGCTCTTGAACCGCATGTCCTGGTTGGCCTCGAACGACAGGGCCATCTCCAGCATCTGCGCGCCCGTCGGCAGGCCGGCGCCGTCCGGGCTGGCGATGTCCTTGAGGTTCTCCTCGATGAAGCCGGCGAACTCGGCCTGGGTCATCGGCTTCCGGTTCTGGCCGAACCAGCGCCGCCACTCCTCGCTGAACTCGGGGCTGAAGCGGGCGAGGTGGTCGCGCCACTGCGGCTTGTCTTCATCCTCGCCGTGGTCGTTGACGATGGCGACGAAGCCGACGCTGCCTGCCTTGTAGTCGGCGTTGCCCCAGATCGTGCTGTCCGTCAGCGAGCCGTGGCGCTTCACGTAGTCGATGAAGCTGTCCGCGTCCAGCAGCTTGACCTTGGCGCGCTTGCGCAGCGGCGCGCGCAGGCGGTTCTCGTCGTCGTGCGTCTCCAGTTTCCAGTCTGGCGGCAGTGCCACGCGGCGCACTGCGCCGGGCGCGCCCGTGAGGAGTTCGACGGGGTGCTTCATTTCCTTGGCCAGGGTCTCGGCCAGGTTAGGATGCTGTTCCATGGTGGTGGTGTCCCGCGTGGGGTAGGTGGGGGTTACGCCGTCTTGAGCGCGGACGGCGCGGCGTCGGTCGTGGTGGCGACGCTCTTCAGGTCCAGCTTCTGCTGACGGGGGTCGTCGGCAACGAGGTTGCCGTCCGGGGTCGCGAAGAGCATCGCTTCCATCGCGTCTTCGGCCGGCTTCTTCAGCGTGACCTTGCCGGTGATGTGCATGGCGCCGCCGCGCGTGGCCTTCTTGACGGTCACCTCCAGCGTCAGCTTGCCGGCCTTGCCGGAGGTGTCCACGGCCGTGACGAGATCGTTCATCTTGTCGCTGGCCGTATCGATGAACACGCCGCCGCCGATGTGGCGGAGGGTGTCGGTGATGGGTCTGGCGGACACGTTGTCCTCCCAATGGATGCCGCGCACGGATGCGCCGCGCGGCGTGGCGCTAGTCGAAATCGTTGGCTTGGGCGCGTTTGGCGTCGAAGGGTTGGCGGGCGGCTCGTTGGCGCGCGCGCGCGGTCATGGCGCGGGACGTGGCTTCCAGCGCGCGGCGCAGCGGCCCGGGCTTCAGGGCGTCCGCTGGGGACCCGCGCATGCGCAGCGCGCGCCAGGTGCGCAGGACCTCGGCATCCGGCAGCGGCGCCGCGGCCACGTCAGTCTCCCCGCTCAGCAGTGGTGCGAGCCGCGCGCGAGCGTTCCCTGAACCGGCCGGCATCCTGGGCCGAGTAACCCTGCTGTTTCGCTATCCAGGCCAGGAAAACCCCCACAACGAAGCCCATCAGGGCCACGGTGCCGAGCAGTACGTAGATGCGGTCCATGGCCGGTCACGGCGTAGCCAAACGGGTAGCGGGGGCCGTGGCGGTCACTATGTCCTCCGGAATCGGTGTGTCCTGGGAGATCAGGTGGATCACGGCAGTGGCGACGTTGGGCAGTCGTAGGGTGTAGTGCCGGTACGTTGTGGTGCTCTCGATCTGCCGCTCAATGACGCCGCCATGGGCGAGCAGAAAGCGCAGCAGCGCGACGGAGCACTCCTCCCTGTGGGTGAATAACTGGATGCGGTCATCAAAGGTGGCCGGATCTGTTGTCGACCACTCGATGCCTTCGTAGTGAGCGGTCGAAAGCAGTTCGCCCAGCGCGTCGAGGTCCTTTTCGAATCGCGCGATCGCGGTTTTGCGGGCGAGTGCCTCGGTTTCGGCTTTCAGCCAGAGTCGTTCGGAGTAGCGCATCACAGGCCTCCACCAATGACCAGGTCTGCGGCGGGCGCGATGGCGCCGGCCAGGCCGAACAGCAGCGCTACGACGAGAAGGCCGCGGTCCGGGTGACGGTTGAAGTAGCCGCGTGCCAAGCGATCCACGATGGATGGTTGGGTGCTTTGATATGCTGGTGGGCAACCGACCTGTATCGAGCCGACCCTATTCAGCGAGGCCACATGCGCATCGTCAGCACCTTCCTTCCCGCCGCTCATGACGACGAGTTCGGCCGGCGCACCCAGCTGTTTGTCTTCGATGCCCTCGTAGACGAGAAAAGCCTGGTGCTGGGTGTCACGGTCGGCGCCATTCAGGGTCCAACCCTGGACGACGTTCGGTGCTCTCCCATCGGGCAGAAGATCGTCGGCCGCCTCTCGGCCCACCACGTCCTCAACTACCCGGACGGCGTGGTGATCCTGGCCGGCGTGCAAAGCGTCGGCACAGCGAAACAGCGCGTTCGCAAGGTGCTGGCGGATGCGCCCCATCAGGCTGCAGTCCTCTTTCTGTGCGCGGATTCGCAGGTGTACGACGCTGTCACGCCGCACCTGGACATCGATTACAAGTCCGCGGATCCAGACGCGCAGTAGCGTTGCTCTTATGGCCGGCGCGGCGTGCGCTGAGTTAGTGGCCTGACGGTGGTTGTGCGCGCCGCCCACGCGATGATTTGTCAACGTTGGCATGCCGCTCCTCACGCTGAGCGGGCTGGCTGGGCGACAATGGGTTCTTGTCCAGCGGCATAGTCAAGGTGCAGCGCGTAGGCGTGCACGCAGAGCACAGTGGCCACCGCGATGAGATAGATCAGGAAACCCTTGAGGCGGCTTCGGCTTGAGGTTTTGACTAGCATGCGTTGCTCCATCTGTTCGAGCGCGTGGATCGCTGATGGACAAAGAGTAGCAAACGCTACTAGTCGTTGCAAGTAGCAAATGCTACTTGCGGCGGGGATTTTGTAACAGGCGACAGCGGCTGCCCGGAGGCAACATAAAAACCACTGGGATTGGCTTAGCTTGAGGTGGGTCGGTCATTCCGTTGCCGAACTAAGCGGTTCTAGGCGGTCTTCGTAGAAACGAGGAGGGGCCTTTGGAGCCTAATGAGGTGATCCTGGAATTTGGACGGCTGGCGCTCGATGAGCTGGCCAACTTGGACGTGTCGACGACACCATCGCGCCCTTGCGGCCTGAACCGCCCAGGATTTCGAGGAGGCTCCAACGCTTGAGAGAATGGAGCCTCCTCAAAACCCGGGGCGGTTCAGCCTTCCTGAGCGATGAGCGGGTTCAGGGGAAGGAAAGGGTGCGCCTAGAACGGGTGGGGGGGCGACGCTGTACCGCGTGGGGCTCAAAGAGCGGATGGTGGCCGCCGTGCGGCGGCGTAGGGCGTGAAAAAGCCCGCCGTGGGGCGGGCCGTTCTCGAGACTTTTTCGGGCAGGTTACGCGCGTGCCTGCGTTTCCTGGGGCAGTCGACGAATCCGAAGTTTGCCTGCCACCATCTCATCCTTGTCTGCAATGACTGTGACGGTCAGAGTTCCTTCGCTTGCGATGTGAAATGGGGCAACAATTATATGGCTACCCAATGAATACTTCTTGAATGGGTCGCTGGGGTCATCGCGGCTATCAGCGTCCTTGACGAAGCTAACCAGCGCCTCGGATGGAAGCTCCAGTTCCTGAATCACAACGCCACCCATTTCTAGCTTAATACCTAGCGATTTGAACGGCTTCTCGCGGGCTGTGGTGCAGAACGCGAGAACGCAGAACTTTGGGAGCGTCGCGGGAATGTCCTGGACCAATAGTTCGCCCGAATACATCCCCATAGCTGAGACTTTGTTTCCGACCTCGTATCTGATGTCATCACAGAAGTGACAATACGCATGCCTGGTCATGATTGCTCGATCATTGCTTTAACGTCTGTTGCCTCCACGCATCGCTGAATGGAGTCAAGATTTGTATCCAGAGCGGCGGCGAGCTTGGCTGCCGTATCAAGAAGAATCCGCGTCTTCCCAGCTTCGATCTTGGCGATGTGCGGCTGGCTGGTGCCGACAAGTTCGGCGAGCTGGTTTTGGGATAGGCCCTTCTTTAAGCGAAGCCCAGCCAACGTTTCCTGTCTGCCCTCAAATAGTTCGGCGCCAAGCGCCTTGCGCGCGGCCATCATCCGCTGACGATATTCGGGATCACTCGCTTCCTTTTGAGCCGACACGATGTGTCGTGGAAGCCGAGTGCGAGCCTGCAAACCTTCACGAGGTCCAATTACAACTGTGAGTTGAATGAGTGCCTCTGAAGAGGTCGCGGGCAGGTTGCTGGCGCCTTCAGCAAATACGGGGCAGCCCGAGACTGTCGTACTCCTCGAGTACACGGATGGTGACAGGATGATTTCGCTCATAGTTGTAATACTCCTCGCTCATTGATGCGCCCTCGGGCGCTTTGCGAACTATGGCCAGAGCATAAAAAGTATCTTCGTGCGCGGTAGAGCAGTATGCGTACAAGATGCGGTAGCCCCGAAGCGCTCTCAGAGGCCTAATCCGATAGAGGTTGAAGCCTTCACTCTGAAGTTCAACGAGAGCGCGCACGTTGAAGACGGGATCCGGATAGGTTCTATCTGCCCTCCATTTCAGAAGCTCCCAGAGCGCATCCTCATTGCCGGCAACCTCACTCAAGAATGCGTCAAGCTGGTCCGCATCTTCGGGCGCGTCTGCCCGAATACGGTCAAGGTCTTGCTGGATGAAGTCTCCGTCGCACAGGCTCGGCACTATATCACGCAGTATATAAAGGTGGGCCAGCGAAGTTGCAAATTTTGTGATGCCCGAGGCTCAGAATGGTCTGAATTTTTCGCATGTCATCGATGAGGCGGCTTAGAAGTCCCCCATCCCTGATCGGTACTTGACCCGGCCGACGATGTCGATGTGCTCTAGCAGGCCGGGCGCCACGACGAACGGATCGTGCTTCTCCTTGTTGTCGCTGACCACGCGCAGCGAACCATCTGGGAGCCTGAACAGGCGCTTCACCAGCATTTCGCCAGCGTAGACGAGAGCAAACACGCCGCCGCCAGCTGGAATACGCCGGTCGGCCTTGTCCACAACAACCGTGTCATCGTCGAACAGGCGCGGCTCCATGCTGTCGCCGCGGACCTTCACGGCCACCAAGTTTTTCGGGCTGGCGTCCAAGCGGCGGATGTAGTCTGCCTGAAACGGGAGCGGCTCCTTTTCCTCGATGTGCCAAGTCTCACGACCATGCCCGGCCGACAGCGCCACATCGACGTGCGTGATCAATACAGTGGTCTCCGGGAGGAGTTCTTCGAGCGAGTCGTAGACACTGATCGGACGAGCCGGAAAGCCCTTGCTCTCCGCAATTGCGCGAAGGGTCGCCTCGTCGCCTTTGGCCATGCGCAAGCTCTCTTCAGCCTGCTGCGCTTCCCACTCAGCGATTGCTTGCGGGCTGCTTAAGCTGGGGAGGTCTAGCTTTTTGGAGAACCAGTTGGCCAAGCCAGGCAAGTCCTCAATGGCCCGAACGGTTTTTTCGCTCACAGGTCGATTGCCGGACAACATTTGTCGGACAAAAGCACCGTCCTTGTAGCCCAGGCGCTTGCCGAATGCAGTGACATTGCCATCGGCGATCTTGTCGACAGCAGCCTTCAGGCGCTGGGTGCGCCAATCCTGGATCCCTTTTTCGTTCATGACGTCAACGTAGCATGCGCTACTAGTAGCTTTGGCTACTTGTTTTTGGTAGCAAATGATACTACTATCGCGCCATGAACCTTGATCAATACCTGTCATCGGATGGCGCTCTCTCCATTGGACAGTTGCGCGAGCGGATGCTGAGCCTTGGCTACTCGGTGAAATGCGATGCGCAGATTCGCCAGTGGCGACACGGCTATGCAGGCCGGAGGCCAGACCCTGAGAACTGCGTGGGCCTTGAGCTGGCTACTGGCGGGGCAGTGACACGCAAAGAAATGCGCCCAGACGATTGGCAGTTGATTTGGCCTGAGTTCGGCGCACGTGATCTATCCGAGAGCCAACCGCGTGCTTGCAGCGAGAAAGGCGCCGCATTTGCTTAGTCGCTTTACGGATCGCGGCAAGCTCACCGTTCGTCAACCGGCGCAGGAATTTGGGTTTTGACTTGAACATGGTTGGCTTCCCCTTTGTAGATGGGGAGAGTGTATGTGCGGGTGCAATAGAAAAGTAGTTCACACGGAAGCCGGTTTACCGGCTTTTTCATCGGAAGCGAGCGTGACTCACCAATACTCAGACATCAACCAGCACGACGTCCTCTACAGCGTCGCCCGAGCCTATCCGGGTGGCATCGAGGCGCTGGCGCCGCGCATGGGCATGACCGCGCCGGTGCTGCGCAACAAACTGCGGCCAGGCGTCGACACCCATTACATGAGTTTCGAGCAGGTGTCGCTGCTGCTCGAGCTGGTGGACGAGGCCAAGGTGGCCAACGCCAAGCTGCCGATCCGTGCATTCTGCTGGCGGCACGGCATGGTGGCGCTCGACATCGATCGCGTCAGGGCCGAGCAGCAAACCGATGCCGACTTGAACCGCGCCTATGGCAACGTGCTCAGCGAGCTCGCCGACATCAGCAAGAAGTTCGGCGAGGCTCTGGCTGACGGACGCGTGTCGCACGAGGAGATGGACGAGCTCGAACTCGAATTCGAGCAACTGGTGGGCGCCGCCATGCGGTTCCGCGAGATGCTGCACGAGCGTGCGGCCAAGGACAGCGGGGGGCGCCGTGGCTGACGCCATCGATATTGCATCTGATCAGGCCGAGCAACAGCTCGCCGAGCAGATTGCCGCGGTCCGGCAAGCCGCGCGGGACGCGCGTGGAGTGGACGGTGTGTGCCGCAGTTGCGGCGAGCTGGTGTCGCACGGCGGCGTGTTCTGCGATGCCGACTGCCGCGACGACTATGAGCGTGTGGCGCGCGCGCGGCGCATCAACGGTTGGGGCAACGCATGACGGCGGCCACGCTGCAGCGATCCACGCGGCAGGTGCTCGGCCGGCGCAAGTTCAAGGCGGCGCTCGATCGCATCGAGGCCCGCCTCTTCCGCGCGCGTGAGCCGTTCGCGGTGTTTGTCCGCAACGGTGAGGCACTGATGGTGCGCACGTCCACCCAGACGTTCGAGACCGAAGCGGCCCGCGCCGCGCGCCGTGGGGCGAACAGCCACCTGGTGGGCGTCTACGACGCGCGCGCGACGATGGAGGGCGTGCGCGCTGACCTGGAGTGCTTCTGCCGATGAAGAAGAACTTCTTCAAGGACGTCGCGGCGGCGGCGCTGGCACAGGCGAGCATGCTCGTGCCCTCATGGCTGCCGGAGGGGCGTCGCGAGGGGCCGGAGTGGGTCGCGCTCAACCCCAATCGCACAGACAACCAGCGGGGCTCGTTCAAGGTCAACCTGCAGACCGGCCGGTGGTCGGACTTCGCTGCTGACGGCGTCGCCGGTGGCGATCTGATCTCGCTGTACGCGTACCTGCAGGCGATGGAGCAGGGCGAGGCGTGCAAGGAACTGGCTCAGCGCCTGGGCATCACGATCACGCCGCGCGACGATGCGCGCGCGAGCGGGGCTTCCGAGGCCGCGCCAGCCAAGCAGCAGCGCAAGTCCGATTGGGCGCCGGTGGTGCCGGTGCCGGCCGGGATCGTCTCCGCGCCTGGCCGGCATTTCCACCGCGGCGAACCGGAGATGCGCTGGGCATACTGCAACGCAGCGGGCGAGCTGCTGGGCTACGTGTACCGCTTCCGGACGAGCGATGGAGGAAAGGAGGTGCTGCCGCTGGTGTTCGCGCAGCACGGCGTCACCGGTGAGCGGAAGTGGCATTGGATGCAGTGGTCTGAGCCGCGCCCGCTGTATTGGCCGCAATTCGGTCGCACGCCCGTTGTGCCGGCCCGGCCTGACAAGCTGGTGCTCGTCGTCGAGGGTGAGAAGTGCGCGGATGCCGCCTATCTGGCGCTGGCGGAGCGCGCCGACGTGTGCACGTGGTCCGGTGGCAGCAAGGCCGTCGACAAAGCAGATTGGAGCGATCTGGCGGGCCGCAAGGTGTTCATCTGGCCGGATTGCGACGCCAAGCGCGAGCCGTTGAGCCGCGATGAGAAAGAGCGGGGCGTGGATGCCGACAGCAAGCCGTTGCTGCCGGAGCACAAGCAGCCCGGCATGGTGGCTGCGCAGCGGATTGCTGTGGTCCTGGCCGGCCTGGGTTGCGACGTGCAGATCGTCGACATACCGGCGCCGGGCGAACGGCCTGACGGCTGGGACGTTGCCGATGCCGTGGGCGATGGGATGCTACCCGACCAGGTGTGGGAGTTCGTTCAGCGCACGCGCAAGCCTGCTGCGGCCGATGCCGAACAGCCGGCGACCCCTCGCAGGGCTGGCGCGGGCAGGGCGCGGAATCGCGGCTATGAGCCGGACTGGCGCGACGAGCTGATCCGCAAGCCGCGGGGCGGTTTCGAGGACTGCTACCAGAACGTCTACCTGGTGCTGAAGCATCACCCCGAATGGGCGGGCGTCATCGCCTACGACGAGTTCGCCGGCCGCGCGGTCAAGCGACGCACCACGCCGTGCGGTACCGAGCCGGGCGAATGGGATGCCTACGACGATCAGCGCTTCGGCCTGTGGCTGGCTCGCGAAATGGACATCGTCATCAAGGGCGACGGCCCGGTCGCGGCCGGCGTGTCCATGGTGGCGCGTGAGCATCGCTTCCACCCGGTGCAGGACTACCTGTGGGCACTGCGGTGGGATGGTGTCGACCGGCTCGACTACTGGCTTGAAGAGTGCATGGAGGCCCGGCCAGTGGTGGTCGGGACCGAGTACCTGCGTGTCGCCGGCCGCAAGGCGCTGATCGGGGCTGTTGCGCGCGCGTTGGAGCCGGGCTGCAAGCTCGACAACATGCTGATCCTCGAGGGCGGCCAGGGGCGCGGCAAGTCGACCGCGATCCGCATCCTCGGGGCGAGTGGTTTTCTGACACGCAGCTGGATCTCACGAGCAAGGATTCGTACATGGCCCTAAAGGGCGTGTGGTTCTACGAGATCGGGGAGATGGACTCCTTCAACCGGGCGGACACAACGCGGGTCAAGGGATTCGTCTCGTCCGCTGTGGACCGGTTCCGTGAGCCGTATCAGCGTCGGGAGATTGTTCAGCCGCGCCAGCAGATGTTCATCGGTACGACCAACCAGAACGAGTATTTCAAGGACACCACGGGCAACCGGCGCTTCTGGCCGGTGCGTGTCGAGGGCATGGTCGACCTGAACCGCCTGCGTGAGTGGCGCGATCAGCTGTTCGCGGAGGCGGTGCACCGGTTCGAGGCGGGCGAGATCTGGCATCCCACGCGGGAGGAGCAGGACCGCCTGTTCAAGCCGGAGCAGGACTTCCGCGAGGTGCCCGACCCCTGGTTGCCGCTGGTCGATCGGTACTTGAGGCAGCCCGAGCAGAAGCTGCATGAGCAATTCTTCCTGGAGGACTTGCTCACCAAGGCTCTGGCAATCGCTCCGGATCGTTTGGGGCCGGCGCGGCAGGAAGCGATGCGCGTTGCTGCTATCATGTCGCGCTTGGGCTTCGAGAAGCGGCGCCAGTCCACTGGCGATCGGCTTTACTACTACGCGCGGGTGGCGGGAAGTGCGCCGCACGCGCAAGCAATACGTGGGGTGCAGCGCGATGACTCGCCGCTGTAGTCCGCATCGGGAGGTTGGCAATGCGCAGCGCTGCTGCAGCCACGTTCGTCTTGTCGTCACATCCAGGGATGGGGCGTTGGAAGGGGTGTTCGGCGGGGAGCCGTCCAACCTCGACCAACCTACCCGAAAAGGTTGGACGGCGAGGTTGGACGGCTGCAAACGCAGTGTTGGCGCGGGTTCGCGGGAAATCCGTCCAACCTCCCAACCAAAAACGCCAAATTCTCACGTATGTGTGCGAGGGCGCGAGCGCGAGCACGCCCGTGCGCACGCGCACACGAAAAAACAGGTTGGACAGGTTAGGAGGTTAGACGGAGTCAAGCCAGATAAGGCTTTGCGGCCGTCCAACCTGCCGTCCAACCTCGCAAGGGGTTGGTGATGCGCTGCCGATGCCCTTCCTGCAGCGCTTCGCCAGCGCCTTCCTACACTGAGACGTACCGCCGAGAGTGCGAGGCGCGCTACGTCTGCTCCCTTCCTGACAAACCGACCCGTCACGGGTACCTCGACATCGTTGAGCGTCGCCGCGGCCTGGCCGCTCGCGAGGCGTTGGCGCGCGAGGTGATTCGCCAATGGCAAAGGATTCCGACATGACCGCCGCCCGCCGCGCCGCGCCCGCCCGTACCGATTGGATTGTCGAGCGCCTCGAATCGTGGGGGCGCTGGCAGCAGATCGGGTCGAACCCATACCACTCGGCCAGCAGCCTGCTCATCGATCCCGATCACCAGGGGCCGCTGCGCGCCTACATCCCAGTGCTGCCGGTCGAGTGCGAGCAGACGCACGAGGCGGTCATGAAGCAACCGCGCCAACTGCAAGAGGTCGCCGCGGCGCTGTACGTGCGGGACTGGGACAGGCCGTCCCTGGCCCGGCACCTCGGCGTGACGGCGCGGCATGTCGGCAGACTGCACGAAATGCTGCGAAATGGAGTGCTGTTTTGCCTTGAGAATCAGAGGGTTAAAGCACCACCCCTTCAGGTAGTGATGAAAACGCGTCCGTGATGGGGTACATTTCCGCTACGCTCAGCGCTTCGTGTGTGCAGAGTGAATAGACAAGCCCGATTCGGTTCAAGCCGGTCGGGCTTTTGCTTTGGGGGATCGGCGTGCTTGCGTTCAGCGTCAAACACAACATCGCAGACGTGCAGCGCACGCTCAGCAAGGCCGCGAAGCAGCAACTGCCATTCGCCATTGCCAAGGGCCTGACGCAGACGGCGAAGGCGACGCAAGACAAGCTCACGAGTGCACTGCCTCGCCAGCTCGACAAGCCGACGCCGTTCACCATGCGTGCGTTCGGGGCGACGGCGGCGACCAAGCAGCGCCAGCTGGCTACCGTGTTCATCAAGCCCGATCAGTGGAAGTACCTCAAGTACCAGGTCGAGGGCGGTGTGCGAAGGCCGGCGAAGCGCGCCGTGATCGTGCCCGAGAGCATGCGGCTCAACCAGTACGGCAACATGCCCAAGGGGGCTGTGCGGAAGCTGCTGGCCAAGGCCGGCGTGTTCAGTGGAACCGTCGACGGCGTCGCAGGCATCTGGCAACGCAAGGGCGGCCGGGCCGTGCTGCTGGTGAAGTATGCGGACAAGGTTGTCTACAAGCGCCGCTTCCCCTTCGCGGACATCGGTGAGCGGTCGGTGGCTGCGGTGTTCGGGCCGATCTTCAACCAGGCTCTTGCCGACGCCCTGGCGACGATGCGGTAGGCGCGGGCGCCCGCCGGTCGGACGGCGGGGGCGGCGTGCACCGCCGAGGTGCAGGGCGGGCGGCCCCCGGGTCCTTCCCGGCCTTCAGGATCGCGGGTAATTCGCGCCCCGATCGATTCCTACTCACGAGATTTTTCCTAGGGGGTTATACCGTGGCTGTGGCATTGGAGGACGCCGACGCCGTGGTCTCCCAGAGCAGGTTTGCAGAGCTGGTCGGGATCTCGCAGCCGGCCGTGAGCGAGCTCATCGGCCGCGGCACGCTATCGCGCGGTGCCACGCTCGGCACCTGGCTGCTGGAGTACTGCGGCAACCTGCGCGAGCAGGCGGCCGGCCGCGCGTCGGCCGGCGACCTCGACCTGATCCAAGAGCGCGCCGCGCTCGCGCGTGAGCAGCGCATCAAGATCGAGATGGTGAACGCGCAGACGCGCAAGCAACTGGCGCCGGTCGCGCTGCTGGAGAAGGTGCTGGCCAAGATCGGCCGGCAGATTGCGACCAAGCTGGAAGCGGTTCCGGTGCAGATCAAGCGCCGCTCCACCAATCTGACGGCCGAAGACATCGACCTCATCACCGAGGAGATCACCAAGGCGCGCAACCTGGCTGCGGCCATCACACTGGACGAGCTCGACGATGGACCTGTCGGAGATTCAGAGGGCGATTTCGAGGGGCCTTAACGCGCTGGCGGCGCCGCCGCCAATGCAGCTATCGCGCTGGGCTGCCGAGCACTTCTACCTGTCGGCCGAGTCGAGCTACGTCGAGCAGCGCTGGGAGGCCTATCCGTACCAGATCGCGATCCTCGATGCGATGTCGCACGACGACATCCGCGAGGTGGTGTTCATCAAGTCGGCGCGCGTCGGTTACACCAAGATGATCCTGGCGGCGATGGGCTACTTCGCCCACCACAAGCGCCGCAATCAGTGCGTATGGCAGCCGACCGACGACGATTCGGACGAGTTCGTCAAAACCGAGCTGGAGCCGATGCTCCGGGACGTGGCGGCGATGGCGGAGGTGTTCCCCGCCTTCATGCAGCGGAGCAAGGACAACACGCTGAGACAGAAGGTGTTCCTCGGCTCAATGCTGCATATGCGCGGCGGCAAGGCGGCGAAGAACTACCGCAGGCTGTCGGTCGATGTCGGATTTCTGGACGAACTCGACGGCTTCGATATCGACGTCGAGAAGGAAGGTTCGCCGCCGGTGCTGGCCGCCAAGCGCGTGGAAGGGGCCACCTTCCCGAAAATGATCTACGGCAGCACACCGAAGCTCAAAGGCTTCTCGCTGATCGAGGGGCGGGCGGACCAGGCCGAGAAGAACTTCAGTTTCCACGTGCCGTGTCCACATTGCGGTACCGAGCACGTGATGCGCTGGGGCGGCAAGGACAAGGGATACGGCTTCAAGTGGAGTGGCGACGATCCCGAGACCGTACAGCACATCTGTCCGTCCTGCGGCACTGGCTACACCCAGTCCGATTACCTGACGGTGTGGACGCTCGGCCGCTGGATCGCCGACGATGGCACGTGGATCGATCACGCCGGCCGGTTCCGCGATGTGGCCGGCCAGCTCGTGCGCGCGCCCTTGTCGGTGTCGTTCTGGATCTGGACCGCGTACAGCCCGATGACGCCCTGGGCGCAGATCGTGCGGGAATTCCGCTCCGCCTGGACCAAGGCCAAGAAGGGCGACAAGTCCGAACTGAAGACCTTCGTCAACACCACGCTCGGCGAGACGTGGGAGGAGGACGTCGAGAAGACCGAGCACGAGCTGCTGCAGGCGCGCGCCGAGCCCTACACGCTGCGCACCTTGCCCATGGGCGTGTTGGTGCTGACCGCGGGTGTCGACGTGCAGGACGACCGGTTCGAGATCGTCGTGTGGGGCTGGGGCGAGGGTGAAGAGTCGTGGGTGATTGACTACGTTGCGCTGGAGGTCAATCCGGCGGCCGATGACGCATGGAAGACGCTCGACGCCTACCTGAAAACCACCTTCAGGCATGCCGGCGGGCAGATGCTCGGCATCGAGGCGGTCGCCATCGACACGCAAGGCCACTACACGCACCAGGTCTACAACTGGGTGCGCCACAAGGATGGCCGGCGCGTCTTCGGTGTGCGCGGCGACCCGGCTGCGGGTAAGCCGATCAAGGGCAAGGCGTCGCGGCAGGACGTGAACCACAAGGGCACCGTGATCAAGCGCGGCGTGAAGCTTTGGCACGTCGGCACCGATACGGCGAAGGATCTGCTGTTCGGTCGGCTGAAGCTGACCGAGGCAGGTCCGGGCTGCCTGCATTTCTCGACCGGGCTGGAGGAGAAGTTCTACCTGCAGTTGACCGCCGAGGTGCGCATTGTGCGGCGCAGCCCGCGCGGCGATGAATTCCGCTGGATCAAGCGCCGCCCGCGTAACGAGGTACTCGACTGCACGGTGTACGCGATGTTCGCAGCGTACGCGCTGGATCTGCACCGCTACACCAAGCCGATGTGGGACCAGCTGCGCGACCGGGTCGCGCCGCGGCAGGGCGATCTGCTGGGCGGGCCGCCGATCGAGGAGCCTGTCGCTGTGGAGGTGGCGCTCGATCCGGTGCAAGAAGACGAAGAACCCGCTGCGGCCGAGCCGCAGGCGGGGCACGACGACAACTGGCTGGGCGACACCGACGGGTGGCTCAGCCGCTGACAAGGCTGAGCAATGGCATTCACCCTCACACAACTGGCGGCGCTGGAGGCCGCCATCGCCTCGGGCGAGCTGTCGGTGCAGTACGACGGCAAAAAGGTCGAGTACCGCAGCATCGGCGACCTGCGCGCGGCGTACAACATGGTGCGCGGTGCGTTGATCGCCTCGGGCCAGCTGCAGGAGCTGGCCAACACGAACCGCGGCCCGGCCTCGCTGGCGGTGTTCTCCCGGGACTGACATGAACTGGATCGACCGATTCGTCAGTTTCGTGTCGCCCGTCGAGGGCGTCCGGCGCGCCCAGGCGCGCATGGCACTGGACACGGTGCGCGCCTACGATGCGGCCAAGGTCGGCCGGCGCACGGACGGCTGGGTCGCGGGCGGCGGGAGCGCAAACGCCGAGATCGCGCCGGCGCTGCACCGCGTGCGGCAGCGTTGCCGCGACGTCGTGCGCAACAACGAGTATGCGGCGAGCGCCCTCGACAAGCTGGTCACCAACACGGTCGGCACCGGTTTCGCGGCCAAGGCGTCCAATCAAGCCTTGTGGGACAGCTGGTGCGACTACTGCGACGCCGATGGTCAGCTGGATTTCGCGGGCCTGATCGAGCTGGCGCACCGGTCGCGCCGCGAGAGCGGCGAGGTGCTGATCCGCTTTCGCGTGCGCCGGCCCGAAGACGGCTACGAGGTGCCGCTGCAACTGCAGGTGCTGGAGGCCGATCACCTCGACACCAGCCGCATGGGGCCGCTGCCGAACGGCAATTTCGCGATCGCGGGCGTCGAGTTTGACCAGATCGGCACGCGCGTCGCGTACTGGCTGTTTCCGCAGCACCCGGGCGAGATCGCCGGCTACCGGCTCAAGACGTTGCAGAGCGTGCGCGTGCCGGCCAGCGAGGTGCTGCACTACTACCGCAAGCGCCGGCCTGGTCAGGTGCGCGGCATTCCCGAGTTTGGCGTCTCGCTGCTGCGCCTGCGCGACCTGGCCGACTACGAGCAGGCCGAGCTGGTGCGCAAGAAGATCGAGGCGTGCTTTGTTGCCTTCGTGCGCACGGACAGCCCGACGCAGCAGCTGGGTGAGGCCAAGGCCGTGAACGCCCAGCGCCAGGAGCGCGTCGCGCCCGGCATGATCAAGTACCTGTCGGACGCGGAGGGGGTCGAGTTCGGCGCGCCGGCGGCGTCCGGCGGCTATGGCGAGTACACCAAGACGCAGCTGCACGCCATTGCCGTCGGTGGCGGCACCACGTACGAGCAGATGACGGGCGACCTGTCGCAGGTGAATTTCAGCAGCATGCGGGCCGGCCTGGTCGAGTTTCGCCAGATGGTGCAGGCCGAGCAGTGGCTCGCGTTGGCGCCGATGGTGCTGCGGCCGGTCGCGCAGCGCTTCCAGGTGACGGCGCGCCTGGCGGGCAAGCAACGCGAAGCGATCAAGCCGTTCGTCTGGACCGCGCCAAAGCTGCAATGGGTGGATCCGCTCAAGGACGTGATGGCGACCAAGGAAGCACTGCGCGGCACGCTGATGAGCCTGTCCGAGGCCATTCGCGAGCGCGGCGACGACCCGGACCGGGTTTTCGCGGAGATTAGCAAGGAGCGCGAGCAACTGCGCGCCATGGGCATCCTGAGCGATGCCGACCCGGCCGTGTCTGAACGCCTGATCGACGCCGCCACCGTCGCCGACCTGACTGCGCAGTAACCGCGCGGTCAGCCTGCAATCTCGCCCCGCCAGGTGCACGCCTGCGCGGGGCTTTGTCTTTCTGGATCAAGCCAATGCCTGTGCTTCAAGAAGCCGCGCCGCGCCGCGAACAGCGCGACATGCCGCTGGCGAGCCGCTCGGCCGCCGTGCGCACGGTCAATACCGACAGCCGGACCGTCGATCTTGTCTGGACGACCGGCGCGCGCGTGCTGCGCTACGACTGGTGGAACGACCGTCCCTATCTGGAGGAGCTGAGCCTGGATCCTGCGCACGTGCGCATGGGCCGGCTGCAATCCGGCGCGGCGAATCTGCTGAACACCCATTCGAGCTCGGATCTGAGCGACGTGCTCGGCGTGGTCACCGGCGCGCAGCTGGACGGCGGCGCCGGCACGGCGACGGTGCGTTTCAGCCAGCGCCCGGACGTGCAGCCCGTGTTTCAGGACGTGGTCGACGGGATCGTGCGCAGCGTCTCGGTCGGCTACGCCATCTACAAGGTCGAGCGCATCGCGCCGGCCGTCGACGGCGATCCGTGGATCTACCGCGTCATCGACTGGGAACCCTACGAACTGTCCCTGGTGGCGGTGCCGGCCGACCCGGGGGCAACCACGCGCGCGGACCCGTCCGCCGGGCCGCGCGCCTCCGGCATCCAGCAGCGCACGTTCGCGTGCGAGTTCATCGAGCAGTCCAACCCGCCGGCAGCCGCCGGCACCCGTACGAGAGAGGAAAACACCATGCCTGGTGAAACGACCACCCAGCCGGCGGCGCAGACCCCTGTGTCGGCTCCGGCCCAAACGACCGCGCCGGCGGTGGACGAGCGCGCGCTGCAGGCTGCGCGCGAGGAGGGCGCCCGCTTCGAGGGCGAGCGCCAGGCCGGCATCCGCGAAGCTGTCCGCCTGGGCGGCCTGGAACTGTCGTTTGCCGACCAGTTGATCGGCGAGCGTTCCATGACGGCCGACGCCGCCGGCCTGGCCGTGCTGCGCGAGCAAGCCAAGCGTTCCGCTGCCACGCCGACGCGCTCGGCCGCCGGCATTGAGACGGTGAGGGACGAGACCGAGACCCGCCGCCAGTCCATGGGCGATGCGCTGCGCCTGCGTGCCAATCCGAGCGTCAGGCTGGACACCGAGCGCGCCGCGGCCGCGCGCCAGTATCGCGGCATGAGCCTGATGGACATGGCGCGCGAAGCGATCGAGCAGGCCGGCGGCAACACGCGCGGGCTGAGCAAGCGCGAGATGGCCGTCATGGCGCTGAACCTCGACCGCGATATGCAGGTGCGCGGCGGGATGCAGAGCACCAGCGATTTCCCCGAAATTCTGGCCAACACTGTCGGCCGCACCCTGCGCACCGCCTACGAACAACAGCCGCGCACGTTCCAGCCGTTTTGCCGCCAAGCGACTGCGCCGGACTTCAAGCAGATCGCGCGCACGCAGCTGTCGGAGTCGTCGGCCTTCCAGAAGATCAGCGAGGGCGGCGAGTACAAGCTGCTGACGTTCGGCGACACCGCTGAGAAGTACAGCCTGGCCAAGTACGGCGGCATCGTCGCCGTCACCTGGGAGACGTTGATCAACGACGACCTGTCGGCATTCGACCGCGTGCCGCTCGCATTGGCCGCCGAAGCCGCTGCCATCGAGGGCGACATCGTCTACGGCATCCTGCTGGGCAACCCGAGCATGGCCGACGGTACCGCGCTGTTCGATCCGGGCCACGGCAACCTGGCGGGGGTGGGCGCGGCAATCAACGAAACCACGCTCTCGGCAGGTCGCGCGGCGATGCTCAAGCAAAAGGGGCCGAAGGGCCGCGTGCTGAATATCCGCCCGAGCTACCTGCTCGTCGGCCCGGACAAGGAATACGAGGCAAACAAGTACACCTCGGCCAACTTCGTTGCGGCCAAGGCGATCGACATCAACCCCGCGTACAACACGTCGCTGGAGCCGATCGTCGAGGCTCGCATTCCTGGCAATCAGTGGCACTTGGCTGCGGCGCCGGGCATGGTCGACACGATCGAATACGCCTATCTGGAGGGCGAGGAGGGCCTCTTTACCGAGACCCGCCGCGGCTTCGAGGTCGACGGCCTGCAGATCAAGGCGCGCCACGTGTTCGCCGCCAAGGCGATCGACTGGCGTGGCCTGTTCAAGAACCCGGGCGCGTAAGCGGCCGGCCGTAGCAGCCTTCTCCCGACAACGGGCGCCCGAGCGGCGCCCGTTGTGCTTTCCAGCCTTCAAGGATCACAGCAATGAAAAACTACGTTCAGCAGGGCGACACCCTGACGCTGACCGCGCCGTACGCCGTCAATGCCGGCGATGCGGTGCTGGTGGGCAAGATTTTTGGCGTGGCGATTGTCAGTATCGCCGCCGGCGCCGACGGCGAGTTCGTTACCGAGGGCGTGTTCGATCTGCCCGCGCTCGGCACCGACACGCCGGCCCAGGGCGCCGTGCTGTACTGGGACAGCACCAACAAGCGCCTGACCACCACCGCCACCAGCAACACCCGCGTCGGCGTCGCCACGGCCGCCAAGGCCGCAGGCGGCACCACCGTGCGGATCAAGCTCGACGGGACGGTGGCCTGATGCCGTTCGATACCGACCGTTTCTGGCCTGCGTTCCGGCGGGCCGGCATGCTCCAGACCGTGCATGTCGTCAGCCCGGCCGGCGCTCCGGACTTTGATGGTCAGATCGAGGCGCCGACCGGTCTGTTCGCCGACGGCATGGTGCAGGTGGACGAGGTCACGCTCGAGTATCCGAGCGCCACACCGGTCGACCTGGCTCACGGCAGCGTGCTCCAGTGCAACGGCCGCACCTACAAGGTCATGGCCCTGCCAGAGCGCCTGCAGAACGGCTGGCTCACCCGCGTCAAGCTCAAGGAGACGAAAGCATGACGCCGACCAGCCGCAAGGCCATTCGGCACGCTGTGCGGGATCTGCTCAACGCGCAACCGGTGCTGCGGGGGCGCGTGTACGCCTCGCGCAACTACCCGGTCAACGGCGCCGATCTGCCGGTCGTGCTCGTGTACACCGAGCGCGACGCGGGCGAGGAGGTAACCGACACGATCACGCAGCGCACGATCGACCTGGTCGTGCGCGTGTGTGTGCATGGCGATGCCGACGAGGCGGCCGACGACGAGCTCGACGACCTGTGCGACCTGGTGGAGGCGGCGATTCAGGCGGCGATGTTTGGCTGGCTGGCTCCCCAGCCGCTGCTGGCTCAACTGGCCGAGGACGTCGCCTACCGCGACACCGCGCTCAGCTACCGGGGCGAAGACGGCCGGCAGGACATCCTGGCTGCCGAGATCACCTTCGGCGTGCGCTACGCCAGCGTGCCGAGCGGCAATTTCGACGATCTCGGCCTCGTCTCCACGGCCTTCGACATGGCCAGTCCCCGCAATGACCCGCCGCTGCCGGCCGGCCCGGATGGGCAGATCGACGCGCGCGCGGATATCGCATTCAACCAATAGCCCTCCACAGGGAGCACCTCATGCAAAGCATCACCGTCAAGCCCGTAGCCGGGCGGCTGGTGCGCGACCCCGTCACGGGGCGCGAGATTACCGGGCCGACCCCGGTCGACGGCGACGATCCGTTCTGGATCCGGCGCCTCGCCGATGGCGACGTGCAGGAAGACACGGGCGCGGATACCAACAACCTGCCGGCCTCGGTCGACGTCGCGCATGACGCCACCACCGCCAACGGCCACGCCGAGGAGCAGTAATGGGCGCGATCAGCTTCAATCAGATCCCGGTCAACCTGCTGACGCCGGGCCAGTACGTCGAATTCGACAACAGCAAGGCGGTGTCGGGCCTGGTGGTGATGCCCAACCGCATCCTCCTCATCGCCCAGATGCTGGCCAGCGGGACGGCCGCGGCGAACGTGCCGTTCCAGGCTGACAATCTGGTGGGCGTGCAGAACCGCTGCGGGCGTGGCTCGCATGCGGCGCTGATGTTCGAGGCGGAACTGCGCATCACCGACACGATCGAGACGTGGATCCTGCCGCTCGCGGACGCGGCTGGCGGGGTGGCGTCCACCGGCACGATCGCCCTGGGCGGCACACCGACGGCTGCCGGCACGCTGAATCTGTATATCGCGGGCGATCGCGTGCAGGTGGCGGTCAGCGCGACCGACACGCCGGCCACGGTGGCGACGGCTCTGGCGGCGGCGGTCAACGCCAGTCCGGACCTGCCGGTCACTGCCGCATCGGCCGCGGGCACCGTGACTCTGACCGCGCGCAACAAGGGGTCGCTCGGCAATGACATCGATCTGCGGGTCAACTACTACCCGCTGTCGGAAGCGACGCCGGGCGGGCTGACCGTGACCATCACGGCGATGGCCGGTGGCTCGGGTGACCCGTCGATCGCGGCCGGCCTGGCGGCTATCGGCGAAACGCAGTTCAACACCGTGCTGATGGGGCTGTCCGATGGCGCCAACATGGCACTGATCGAGACCGAGCTCGACGCGCGGTGGGGGCCGCTGCGCCAGAACGACGGGCGCGTGCATACGGCGGTGCGCGGCACGGTCGGCTCGCTGAACACGTACGCGAATGCGCGCAACAGCCCGCATGCGGTGGCCTGGTCGGTCGAGCAAGGCGGTTCGCCGTCGCCGGTCTGGGAGCACGCCGCGATCTGGGGCACGATCTGCGCCTACTACCTGGGCAGTATCGACCCGGCCCGGCCCGTGCAGACGCTGGTCGGCACCGGGCTGCTGCCGGCCTCGCCGGAAAAGCGGTTCACCCGGGCGGAGCGCAACAACCTGTTGTCGTATGGGCTGGCGACGTACATCGCCAACCCAGGCGGCGAACTGGCGGCCGAGCGCGCTGTCACGACGTACACGCAGAACGCGAGCGGCATCGTGGATCCCAGCTACCGTGATGCGGAGACGATGTACACGCTCAGCTACCTGCGCTACAGCGTGCGCGCCCGGATCGCTCAGAGCCCGTTTGGAAATTCAAGGATGAGCGATTCTGCGCAGTAGCAAGCCGCTCATCGCGATATGAATCATGGCTTCCGAGACGTCCGCGCGCTGCTCGTAGTCGCGTACGAGTCGGCGCCAGCGAACCATCCACCCAAAGGTGCGCTCGACCACCCAGCGGCGCGGCAGAACGGCAAAGCCCGTTTGCTGCTCGTGCCGGCGCACCACCTCAACCACGAAGTCGAGGGTCGATGCCTTGTCCATCAGCGTTGTGCGGTCATACGCACCGTCAGCGAACAGGTGTTTTATGCCTGGCCAGCGCTTCTTCACCGCCTCCAGCACCGCCAGCGCACCCGTGCTATCGGCAATGTCCGCCGGTGTCAGGTTCACCATCAGCAGCCGTCCATCCGTGTCCACCGCGATATGCCGCTTGCGCCCGACGATTTTCTTGGCCGCGTCGTAGCCACGCTTGTCGGCCGAGGGCGCTTTGACTGTCTGGCTGTCGATGACGCCCGCACTCGGGCACGGCTGGCGCCCAGCCAACTCCCGGTCCAACATCAGCACCACGTCGTGCAGCGTGCGGAACAGGAAGCGACGCATGAGCCGACGAAACCACCAATACACGGTTTGCCAAGGCGGGAAGTCGTGCGGCAGCATGCGCCAACCGCAGCCCGCTCGCACCAGATAGCGCAAGGCGTTGACCACCTCCCTCAAGTCGCACTCCCGACGCCGGCCTCGCACGGCCGCGCGTGGCAGCAGCGGCTGCACAGCGGCCCATTCGATATCCGTCAGGTCGCTCGGGTAACGCTTGGTCTTCCGAGCCAGCTTCGCCTCACGCTCTCGATCTTCTTTTTTCCACATCCCGCCTTTACACCACAACGGCGGGGAATTTTCAAACGGGCTCTCAGAAATTCCCGCGTCACAAGCTGGCCAACGACGGAACGGTGTTCGATGCCGGCCAGGCTGTGGCCACGCCCAGCATGATCCGCGCCGAGCTGATCGCGCTGTTCCGGGACTGGGAGGAGGCCGGCCTGGTCGAAGACTTCGACCAATTCAAGGCTGACCTGCAGGTCGCGCGCAGTAGCACCGACGTCAACCGCGTCGACGTGCGGATCCCGCCGAACCTGATCAATCAGTTCCGCGTCTTTGCGGCGCAGATCCAGTTCCGCCTGTAACACGACGCGCGGGGCATTCGCCTCGCGCGATCCTTCGAGGACAACGATATGAGCAAACAAGTCATGGGGCGCGCGTACATCACCGTCGATGCGCAGCGCCTCGCATCCGTGCCCGGCACGGCCAAGCTGGATACCGGCGGCGTCGAACGGACGGCGCGCGTGTCGGACGCTGGAATCGTTTATTTCACCGAGAGCCCCAAGCAGGCCGAGCTCGAGTGCGACATCCTGATCACTGCCGACACCAACATCCTGGCCCTGAACAACACGACCGATGCGGTGGTGCTGTTCGAGGCGGACTCGGGCCAGAAATACATGGTCCGTAATGGCGCGGTGGCGACGCCTCTGAATCCGCAGGCGGGCGAAGGCAAGGCCTCGCTCAAGATGTTCGGCGCACCGGCGGAGGATGTCTGATGGCTGCGATCACTTCCCTGAAGGTCGAGCTGAGCGAGCCGCTCAAGCTCGCGGGCGGCGCCGAGCTGGCCGAGCTGACACTGCAGCTGCCGAAGGCGCGGCACCTGCGCACGATGAAGGTCTCCGGCAAGCCGGACATGGGGATGATCCTCGACCTGGCGGCCGAGCTGGCCGGGCTCACCCCCGCCGAGATCGACGAAATCTGCGCCGCGGACGCCATGGAGGTCGTCGGCGTGCTGAGCCCTTTCTTGGTCAAAGACGGTGGGACGACGCAGTCGCCCTCATCGCCTACACCTTCCACTTCCCCCCAGAGTCCATCTGGGACATGACGGCAGCGGATCTCGACTTCTGGTGCAGTAAGGCCGAGGAGATCTACAGGGCGCAAGTCAATGCCAGGAGTTGAGAGCCATGGGCAACAGCAACAAGGCCGAGATCGTCATCACCGCGCTGGACAAGGCCAGCGCGGTTTTGACGCGGATCGGTGAGAAATTCGACAGCATCACCAAGCCGGTCGGTCGCGTGCACGAGGCGGTCAGCAAGTTTTCCGACGCGACTGGCTTTGGCAAGATGCAGAGCGCGGTCGGCGGTCTGACCGAAAAGCTCAAGGGCCTGGCCACCGCCTCGGTGGGCCTGGGTGTCGGCTACAGCGTCGCGCTGGGCGGCATGATTGCAATGGCGCACAAGGCAGCCGAAGCGATCGACCAGGTCGGCGACCTGGCCTCGCGCTACGGTGTCGCCACGCAGGATATCCAGGTGTTCGGCGGCTTCGTCGAGGAGGCGGGCGGCAGCGTGGAGGACGCCTCCAAGGCGATCGGCAAGCTCAACAAGAACATGAGCCTGGCGCGCGCCGGCAGCAAGGAAATGCAGGCGGCGTTCGCAACCGCGAACATCACCCTGCAGGATCTGCGTACCAAGACGCCGGCCGAGGTGCTGTTCAAGATGGCCGAGGCTGCGAAGGTGTCGCAGAAGGAAGGCGCGAAGCTGGCCACGCTGGAGGCGCTGATGGGCAAGAGCGGCTCGATCATGCTCGACACGCTCAACAAGGGGGCGACGAGCTGCGCGAGCGCTACCAGCAGATGACGGCCGACGGCGCGCTGTACACGGCCGAGCAGATCGCGCAGGCGGACGCCTTCGACAAGTCCTGGCGGCGCATGTCGCGCACGGTCGAGAGCGTGCGCAATTCCATGGGCATGAAGCTGGCCAACGCGATTCAGCCGCTGGTCGATCGGATGCAGGCCTGGGTGGTGGCCAACCGCGCCATGCTGGAATCGAAGGTGGACAAGTTCGCCGCGGCGCTGCCCGGCGTGCTGACCGACGTGCTCGATGTCTTCCAGGCGCTGTGGGGCATCGCCCTGAAGCTGGGCGGCGCGTTCAAGGCGCTGAAGGAGGCGATCGGGCCGACCAACGCCGTGTTGGCCGTGCTGGCGCCGATCCTCGCCCCCGTGGTGCTGGCGGTGGGGCAGGTGGTGTTTGCCTTCGGCCGCTTCGCGTGGATCCTCGGCAACGGCCTGTTCATGATGCTGCCCAAGCTGATCGGCCTGATCCGGCTGGTGGGCGTGGCGTTCATGAGCAACCCGATCCTGCTGGCGATCGGCCTGATCGCCGCCGGCGCCTATCTGCTGTGGCGGAACTGGGACACGGTGGTGGGCTGGCTCAAGGCGGCATGGCAGACGCTCGGCGAGGTCGCGATGGGCACCGTGCAGGCGGTGCTTGCGATCTGGTCTGGCATCGGCGAGGCGTTGATCGCGGTGTTTACCGGGGATTGGGCCAAGCTCGGGCAGATCGTGCGGGGCGCGCTCGACGTCGTCCAGAAGTGGTTTCCGGGACTGTATGACGCCTTCACGGCCGTGTGGGACCGCATCACGGCGTGGCTGACCGAGAAGCTGCAGGCGCTCACCAGCATGCTGCCGAGCTGGCTCACCGGCGGGTCGATCAACGTCACCGCTGCGGTGCCGCCGCCTGCTGGTGGTGCCGGTGGCGTTGCCCAAGTGATCGCGGCAGGCGGCCCGCAGCGCCAAGAGGTGGGCGGTCGGATCCAGATCGAGGTGGTCGGTGCGCAGGCCAAGGTGACCGACATGCGTTCGAGCAATCCCAACGTGCCGCTGGATGTGCTAGCAGGTCAATACGCCTTTTAGTGAACCGATACCGTATGGTTTGAATTCGCGGGATTTTGTGCGTGTGGCCGTAGGGAGATTCCTTGGGCCGGTTTTAAGGGTGAGGTCGACAGTAATCAGGGGCTGAAATTACTCTCTTTGGTCATAACCGGTGCGAACGCGGGGATTTTGGTTGATAAACGCATTTAGACCTCGCCCATCGGTCGCCAGTTGTTTCATACGGACAATGTTGCCGGCGCCAGCGCTTGCGTTGCTATAGCGATATCTTCGATAAGGGCTTCCGGAGGAGAATTCGATCCATATGTGGTCGTCGCCAATTTGGTAGAAGGCAATACCGGAATCTCCATTCAGATTCTTGTACGGTTCCATCATTGCTCCTCGTGGTAGCTAAGGCAGTAAATGCCTGGGCTTGCAGTATAGGGGGCTGTCGCGACGTATCAATGATCATTCGCACGTCGATCTGTCGGATTTCGTTTTAGGGGGAAACACCAATGCGTCGTGAGGCTTGTGGAGAATTTCGATGTAATGACATGGATGTGTGCTGAGATACTGCGATTGGGTTATTTTTATTTCAAACCAAGTTGCGCCCGGCCTTTGTGCCGGGCGTTTTGCTTTCTGGAGCAGCCATGTCCTGGCGTGATGAATTGCGGCCGGCCTCGTTTCGCGGCGTGCCGTTCGAGACGCGTGGCGAGCACGGTCTGTCGGGCGGTCGCCGGCGGGCCACGCACGAATACCCCCAGCGAGACGAACCGTATGTCGAGGACATGGGCCGCAAGGCGCGCGAGCGCAAGATTACGGCCTTTGTGATCGGGGCGGACTACATGACCGGGCGCGATGCGCTCATCGAGGCGTTGGAGATGGCCGGCTCGGGCGAGCTCGTGCTGCCGTTCGCGGGGCGGCGCTCTGTCATCGCTGGCGACTTCAGCATGATGGAAAGCACCGAGTACGGCGGCATGGCCGTCTTCACGCTGTCCTTCACGGAGGCCGGCCGGCAAGCCGAGCCCAATAGCGAGGTCGACGCCGACGGCCAACTGGCCCAGAGTCAGGAAACCGCGTTTTCCGACATCGCAGACGACTTCGCGAGCGGGTTCGACCTGTCCGGCCTGCCAGCGTGGTCGGTGGATGACATTCAGTCCACGGTCACAAGCTTCCTGGGGCTGGACGCGTTCAAGGCTCAGGCGTCGGACGTCCTGAGCATCAAGGGCCGTCTCACCAGCCTGCTGCTGACGCCGCTGACGCTCGCGAACACGTTGATCGACCTGGTGCGAGGCGTGACCGACGTGCGGGGCATTTTCGATGTGCCGTACATCCCGGTCCGGTCTTGGCGTAGCCAGGCGGTTACGGCGGCAAGCGCGGCGGCGACGGTGACGGCCGCGGCGACTGCGACGCGCGGTGTGGTCGTGCAACGGCAGGCTGCCGTGAACATGCTGATGCACCGCGCGGCGCTGGTGCAGGAGACGGCCTTGATCGCGGATCTCCCGACTCGGACCAGTGTCGAGGCGGCGCGCCGCCAACTGCTGGAGCACTTCGACGCGCATGATGCGACGCCCGGCCTGTTGCGGCCGTCGCCCGTGCTGGCGGAGTCGTTGCGAACCCTGCAGGTCGACGCGCTCGTCGCGCTGCGTCGCCAGGCCGCCGCCTTGCCTCAGTCCTACACGCTGCAGCTGCTGCAGGCGACGCCGGCCGTCGTGCTGGCCTATGACCTGTACCAAAATCTGCGTGCCGACGAAATCGTCCTGCGCAACGGCGTGCGGCATCCCGGCTTTGTGCCGGCGGGTGTTCCGCTGGAGGTATCGAGCCAATGACCGGCGACCGCAACAGGCTGTCGCTCAAGGTGGGCGGCCAAATTTTCAGCGGCTGGACGAGCGTACGGGTGCGCCACAGCATCGAGCAGATCGCGGGCACGTTCGATATCTCGTATACCGAGCGCTGGCCGGGCCAGACGCAGGGCTGGGTGATTCCGGCCGGCGAGTACTGCGAGGTACGGATCGGCGCGCACACCGTGATCAGCGGCTTTGTCGACAAGACGGCCGTCAGCTACGACGGCAACAGCCACGAGCTGCGTGTCACGGGGCGAGACCGCACCGGTGACCTGGTCGACTGCTCGGCGCCGTCGAAAGCGTTCTCCGGACTCACGTTCAAGCAACTGGCCGACGAACTGTGCAAGCCCTTCGGGATCACGGTCTACGACGAGACGGTCGACGAGAAGAAGTTGACTGTCTCGCAAAAGAAGATCGGCAAGAAGGGCACCAAGCCGCAGACCAAGCGCGTGAGTGCCGCGTTGCCGAAGGCCGCATGCCAAAACTCGGAGACCGTGTTCCGGACGCTGCAGCGCCTCGCACGTAACGAGGGCGTGCTGCTGGTCTCGGATGCGGAGGGCGGCCTGCTGCTCACGCGCGCGGGCCGCGCGGGCCGGATCGGTGTGCCCCTGCAACTCGGTTCCAACATCCTGGCCGCCGAGTTCGAGCATTCGCAGGCGAACCTGTTCTCCGAGATCACCGTCAAGGGGCAGGCGTCGACCCAGGATGCCGACGGCTCGGCCGGCAAGATGGAGAACTGGCTCAGTCCCAAGCACACCGTCACACGCGGCGGTGCAGGGGTGAAAACTGGTAACAGCCAGATCACCCGCTACCGGCCGCTGATCGTCGTCGCCGAGGCGCAGGCCGATGCGCGGCGCGTCAAGCTGCGCGCCGAGTGGGAGGCCGGCAACCGCGAGGCCAAATCGCGCACGTACAAGGCGACCGTGCAGGGCTGGTACCCCAGCGAGCAGGATCAGGACATCTGGCGCATCAACAGCATGGTGCGTGTGATTGACGCCTGGGCGCGGATCGACGAGGACTGGCTGTTGGCCTCGGTCGATTTCACGCTGGATGAGGGCGGCACGCGGGCCGTGCTGGAGCTCACCAGCCCGAAGGCCTTCGACGAGCTGCCCGAGCTGCCTCAGCCGCAGGCCGGTGTCGGCGGAAAAATGGAGAAGTGGTGATGCTCGAAATCATCGACAACATGCTAGCGCCGCTGCGGGCGCGGGTGGCGCTGATGGTTGCGCGCTGTGTGCTGACGGCCGTCAACGACGCCGCGGGCCTCCAGCGCGCCCAGGTGCGGGTGCTGGCGGACGACGATCACGACGACGTGGAGCGCTTCCAGCAATACGGCTTCACGGGCGTGCCGCAGGCCGGCGCGGAAGGGCTGTTCCTGGCCATCGGCGGCAACACCGATCACGGCGTGCTGATCGGGGTGGAGGACCGCCGGTACCGGCTCAAGGGGCTGCAGGGCGGTGAGGTCGCGCTCTATGACGACCAAGGGCTCAAGGTGCACCTCACGCGGGACGGCATTGTCGTCGACGGCGGGGGAAAGGATGTGCAGTTCGTCAACACGCCGACGGTGCGCATTCCGCAGGATCTGCTGGTCGGTCGCGACATCGTCGCCGGCCGCGATATCGCGGACTCGGGTGGCGGCAAGACCATGCGGGGCATGCGAGGCACCTACAACGAGCACAACCACCCCGAGAACAACGTGGCTGACGGCAATACCAATCAACCGAACCAATCGATGTAATGGATATCGAGCTTTTCTGGAACGCCGACGAGTGCCGTTGCGAGTGGCGGCAGCGCCCGGATGGCCAACTGGCGGTCGATCACGACCTGAAAACCGCCGCGCTGGTTTCGCTGTTCACCTGGCGCCGCGCCGAGGCGGGCGACCGCTTGCCGGACCCGAAGGGGCCGCGGCGCGGCTGGTGGGGTGACCTGCTGGGCGCCAAGCCGATCGGCTCGCGCTTGTGGTTGCTCTCGCGCGAGAAACAGACCGCCGAGGTGGTGCGGCTGGCCAAGGAATACGCGGAGGAGGCGCTGGCCTGGCTGGTCGAGGACGGCGTCTGCAAGAGCGTCGACGTGATGAGCGAGATCGTGCGACCAGGCATGTTGGGGCTGCGGTGCCGCTTCACTCGGCCGGATGCTTCCCAGGTGGCATTCAAATTCGATTTCGCCTGGCAAAACCTCTCAACGATGACGAGCTGACATGGCATTTCAACGTCCCGAATTGATGGACTTGCGCGATAGCGCCTACGCCGCGATCGAGGCGATCCCGGGCGCGGATGCGCGGATGCGGTTCGCGGTGCTCAACGCGTTGGCCGTGATGACGGCCGGCGCGGCGGACGGGCTCTACGGCTATCAGGAATGGATCAGCAAGCAGATCCTGCCGGACAAAGCGGAAAAGGAGTTTCTCGACCGGCATGCGTCGCTGTGGCTCGAAGGCGGGCGCAAAGGCGCAGCGCCGGCGAGCGGCAACGTGATTGCGGCGGGCACAAGCGGAAGGGTGGTGCCAGCGGGAACGGTGTTCATCCGGTCGGACGGTGTGCAGTACGCCTCAACAGCGGATGCGACGATCACGAACAACGTGGCGACCGTGCCGGTCCGGGCCACCACTGCGGGCCTGGCCACCAACGCCACGCTGGGGCAGAGCCTGTCGCTGATGACGCCGGTGTCCGGTGTGCAGAGCGTCGCGACGGTGGATGCCGACGGCTTGACTGGCGGGACCGACATCGAGGAGGACGATCCGTTGCGGGCTCGCTTGCTGGAGCGTCTACGGCAGCCGCCCGACGGCGGCGCGGCCTCGGACTATGTGCAGTGGGCGCTCTCGGTGTCCGGAGTCACGCGCGCATGGGTGGCGCCGCTCGAGCAGGGGGCGGGGACCGTGGTGGTGCGGTTCGTGCGCGATGGCGACTCGTCGATGATTCCCGACGACAACGAGGTCGTCGCGGTGCAGGCATACATTGACAGCGTCCGGCCTGTGACGGCGCAGGCGATTGTCGTGGCGCCGGTGGAGATGCCGGTCGTCTACCAGATCCAGCTGACGCCGAATACCGCAGCGGCGCGCACAGCCGTTGAGGCCGAGCTGCGCGACCTGCATCTGCGCGAGGCGATTCCGGGCGGGACGTTGCTGTTGTCGCACATCAATGAGGCGATCAGCATCGCCGCCGGTGAGACCGATCATGTGCTGGCAGCGCCGACGGCCAACGTTGCTGCGCCGGTGGGCCAACTTGCGACTTTCGGGGGCATCACATGGTTGTGACGGTTGCGAACTACCAGCGCCAGATGCTGCGCCTCTTGCCTGAGGGACCGGCCTGGCCACAGGAGGAGGGCGACCTGGCCGCCCGGGTGGTCGGCGCGCTGGCCTCCAGCTATCTGGCCGCACACGCCAGCGCCGAGCAACTGCACGAGGAGGCGGATCCACGAACCGCGGCGGCGCTGCTCGATGACTGGGAACGGAACTACGGTCTGCCGGATGAGTGTCTGCTGCCGACCACGTCGGTGGCGGACCGCCGCGCACGGCTGACACAGCGGGTCGCGTGGCGGGGCGGGCAGTCTCGCAGTTTCTTTATCGGGTTGCTGGGCGCGTTGGGCTACCCCGGCTGCACGATCACCGAATTTCGGCCGATGCAGGCCGGCAGCAAATGCAACGCTCCGCTCAACCAGGGGGGCTGGCGGCATGCGTGGCGGGTGAATGTGCCGATCGCAGCGGACGTGCGGACCATGAAGGCCAACAGCCGGTGCAACGAGCCGTTGGCGAGCTGGGGCGATCCCGGCTTGCAGTGCATGCTGGCGCGCCACAAGCCAGCGCAAACCATTCTCTATATTTCCTACGGAGTCAGCGCATGAGGCGTATTTCTACGTCCACCAAGGTGGTCGACAAGTTCGGCACGGGCAAACACGGGTTCACCAACGGCAACGCGGTCGGCGGCGTCGCCTCGACCGACCTGGAGGATGTTTGGTTTGACCACGTGCAGGAGGAGATTGCCAATGTGATCGAAGGCAGCGGTGCCGCGTTGGACTCGAACAATCGTGCCCAGCTGCTCGCTGCGATTCAGTCCCTGCAGTCGGCGCTGGTGCAGGCGACCGCAGGATCCGCGGGGGCGACCTCGTTTCGCAACAAGCTGCTCAACAGCGCCGCGCAGGTGGCCATCCAGACGACATCACCAACGCTGTCCACCTCGCCGCAATACGGCCCGGTCGAGATGGTCGCGGGGTGGGCCTCGGGCGGCGCGATTACGGCCGGGACGCTTACGCAGGATACGGCCGCGCCCGTGGGGCGCTCGGGCAAGGCGGTCCGATTTCAGAGCTGCACGCTCACGGGCGCCGGGCAACTGTCCTGGCGCTACCGAATGGAAGCGGGCGACGCGGTGAACCTGAAAAATCAGACCGTGACGTTCCAGATCAAGGTCCGGCACAACGTTGGTTCAGCGATCAACTACACGATGGTGCTGAGGACGCCCACGGCCGCGGACAACTTCGGGTCGGTCAACGTGATCAGCAGCAAAACGGTGGCGGTGGCTTCCGGCACCTCGCAACAGCTGATGTTCACGGTGGCGCTGGGCGATTGCTCGAACGGCCTGGAGATTGGTGTCGATGCTGCGTGCGGCGCCGTCACGACCAAGGATTTTTGGTATGCCGAGTGGGGTCTCGAGGAGGGAGCGACGGCCACTCAAGTCGAGTTCCGGCCCATGCAAATCGAACTGGCGGCGTGCCAGCGCTACTACCAGGCCGATACGTTCCACTGCGGTGGGTCTCCGTTGGCTAGTGGTTCTGGCAGCACCACGATCACTGCGAATACGACGGGTCTGCAGGGCACCAAGACCCTGCCGGTTCAAATGCGTGCCACGCCGACATTGACGTTCAAGGATCTGGTTGGCAATGCCGGAGCGTACACCGTCTACAACGGCTCGCAGACCAACAATCAGGGCACGTCGAGCGGAGGGCTTAGCGCGAGTGCGACGGCCCTTGATATGGACGCTCTGTGGCCGGGCTATGGCGCCACGTGGTGCCGGGTGAATTACGTTTTGAATGCGAGGCTGTAAATCATGGAATACCAGCTCGGCAGTAACGATACCGTGGTCCGGCTCGATGACAACGCGATCATCCCGGCGGATCCGGACAATGCTGATTATCGGGAATACCTGGCCTGGGTCGATGCAGGCAATACGGCCATGCCGCGATCGTCGCAGACGTCGGCTGATGCGAAGTCGGCCCAGATGGCTATCGTGGAGACGGCCTATCGGGCAGCGGCGCAGCAGCCTGTGAGCTACATGCAAACGATGTTTCAGGCCGATGTCGCCAGCCAGGCCGGCGTTGCCAAGGCATTGGTGGCCGGCGCGCCGCTCCCGCCGGATTTCTTTTGGCTGGACGCCGCCAACAGGCGGGTGCCGATGACGTTCGTTCAGCTGCAGGGACTTGCCGGCGTGATGCTCGCGCAGCGGCAGGTCGCTTTTGCCAAGAAGACGACCCTCAAAGAGCAGATCCGGAACGCGGAAGCGGATGAGGACGTCCAGGCGGTTACCTGGGACTGATCCCGAGCTGCGAGGCTCGATGCTGACCGGCTTGCCGGTGCAGACGTATTGAACCGATGGCCGCATTCGCGGCATTTTTTTTGCCCGCCACGCGCGGGTTTTTTCATTTTTGGGGGTAGTCCTATGCCATTTACCGATCCCGCCAAGCTGGGCGGGCGGAATCTTGCCGCGTTTCTGGACATGCTGTCGTACAGCGAGGGTACCGACAACGGGCGGCAGCCGACCCGCGACCGAGGCTACGACGTGCTGGTGGGCGGCGGGCTGTTTGTGAGCTACGCCGACCACCCGCGCATCTTGGTCGAGCTCCCGCGTCTTGGCATCAAGTCGACCGCGGCAGGGCGATACCAGCATCTTGCACGATGGTACGACGCCTATCGTCGCCAACTGCGGCTGACCGATTTCGGCCCGGCCGCGCAGGATGCGATCGCGGTCCAGCAGATTCGGGAGCGGGGTGCCCTGGCCGACATCCAGGCCGGCCGGCTCGCTGCGGCCATCGACAAGTGCCGAAACATCTGGGCCAGCTTGCCGGGTGCCGGCTACGGCCAGCACGAGCACAAACTCGAGACGCTCCGCACGCAATACCTGCGGTGTGGCGGGCAGGAGGGGGCGGCCTAAATGACCGAAAACGAAATCGTGGTAGCCGTGAAAGTCGGCGGTGCTGCGGGGCTGGGGTCGGTCATCGCGCTGCGTTTTCTGCCGGGTAGCTGGTGGCAACGTGTGCTGTCGTTTGCCAGTAGCCTGGGTATCGGCTGTCTGGCCGGCGGCGCGGCCGTCGAGCGTTTCGGCCTGGTGCCCGGCTCCTACACGCACATGCTCGCCGTGGCGTCGGCCGCCATCTTCGGCCTGGCCATCGTCAACAACGCAATGCAGCAGATTCCCGAGATCCTGAACGACATGCGCCGGCGCTTCGTGGCCAAGGAGTAACCATGCTCGCATCTATCAACGATGTGGCCAACGCCATCATCTTTGCGGGATCGCTGTGGGCGGTCCTCACGCACCAAGTGCCCACGCGCACGGGTGCCGCGCTGGTGCTGGCGCTGGTCAATTTCGCCGCGCTCGGCAACATCGTCATTCCGGGCGCGTGCCACAGCGTGCCCGAGGTGGCACTGAATGTCGCGGTGGCCGTCGGGGCGCTGTGGGCCTTCTGGCGGCTGGAGCTGCGCCGCCGGTTTTCCAAGCGGGGGCGAGCATGACTTTCCTCGATCCGCGGTTCCTGCTGGCGGCGCTGCTGGCACTGCTGGCCGCCTACGGGGCGGGCTACAGCAAGGGGGGGCGCGACAGCGCCGCCACGCAGCGGCAGGAACTGCAGGAATGGCAACTGACCGCCGAGGCTGCGACCGAGCTCTACCTGCAGGTCCGCGACCGCAAGGAAGCTCGGTACCGAACCATCACCCAAACTGTGGAGGTCGCCAAGAATGCGACGCCTGACATTGCTGACTGCCGCACTGGTGACGACTGGATGCGCATCTACCGTGACAACGCCGCGATTGCCAACGGCACAGCCGTGCCCGCCGGTTCTGGAGGTGCCGACGGGGCCGACGCTCGCTGACCTGCGGCAGTTCGCGCTGGACCTGCAGCGCCAGGGAGGGGAGTGTCGCGATCGGCATCAGGCGCTGGTCGACGCGCTGTCGCAGCGTTGAAAAAAGCGGGCCGTGAGGCCCGCTCCGTCGTGCTAGATAAAACGGATACTTCGCAACGCTTTGAGTGCAGGCATTTCGACGGGCAACGTCCATGCGGCGGCGTCAAACTGCGCAACAAGAATCAGCGGCTCTACGAGGCGAGGTACCGTCTGCTCGATGATCAGGCGGATCTTGTCGCGAAGGCTCACGCTGCTTTCGTTTGAATAGCAGACGTAAGTGGCGTCGGGCAGTACATGGCTTCGTCCATCGTCGCCAACGATGAATCGGACGAAGTTGATCGAGGCCATCCGATCGTGCAGCTTCGCGTAGTCCTCTTCGGACGCCGCGTGTACGGTAATACGGGCAATATGCGTGTGCATTTTTGGCTCCAATGTCGCGTGCGCGACAGAGAATTGGTGATCACGTTTTCGCGTACTCCGAAAAGGGGCATGCGAAAAAAATTTTGAATTGAATTCCAAGCGATCCCAACTTAGAATTGAGCCTGAAGAACGCAGTGTGTCGGGAAACTGACGGCGAAAAAGGTGCCCTCCCGGGTAACAGGATCGTAAATCGGAGCTGGTGGAACAGCTCCGATCATTGCTTCTTCAAGCGGTGCCTGGGGTCCAAATTGCGCTTCCTTGTCATGGGGAATTCTGCGCAGTTTGGACCTTGTCTTTTTCATCGGCCGCACCGGTATCGGCGATTACCGGGCGCCTCGGACAGGTATTTTCATTCGTTCCTCCAGTAGTCGTTACTCCATCTGGGTTAGGGGTACTGGAACTAAGTATATCTGAACAATTGAAGTTCGCAATTTATGGAAATGACAACGGGCGGGCTATTTTCCAACGCATGTGCGGTGCAAAAAATCTCGCTAAGCCCTAATGGATAAGGGGTGGTGAGGGTTATAATGCCCTGTTGTGATGATTATGTGCTGGGGGATTCGCTCGTCATCTTGATGCCCGAACTGCATTCAGCGGGAATGCATATCGTGGCCGTGAGGGGCGCAGCCGGGGGAACTCAAGCTATCCGTGCGACTCGTTTGAGCGCGAGCCTGGGGTGCGTGAGGGAGAGGGGCATCAATTGATGCGGGCGTCTGCTGTTGGTGCCTTACCTTGCGCCATCGAGGCCTGAGTGTCCGGCAGGCCGAACATGAGCGTCAGCCAGGCCAGGGGATGAGGCGGGGCGCTTTGTAATGGCTGCCTATGTCGCGTCGGCTTACCGTCTGAAGAGGCGACTCAAAAGCGAGCGCTTCTTTTCTTGTAGGCGCTTCCCATGTTTTCTCAGGTATTCCTCGGACTCCTTGGCGTCTTGATCGATGTCCAAGTCGGAGGGGGCTTCGAAAACGCAGGCAATCGCCTCGCGCCATTCGGGGCTCGCCTGCCATGCGTCCAAATAGGAGCTTCGCTGCATCGGCGTTAGAGACGCCCAATATGGTCGCCACTCCTGATCGAACCAGGGTTCGGCGATGCCTTGTCTAACGTGCAT